GCCCACACCTGCCCGCCGGGAGCCGCTGAGAGCCTCTGTGAGCGTTTGCGGCGTCGCAGCGTGGCGATGAGGTCGTCGAGGTCGCCGAACGCTTTAGAACGGCGCACAGCGGTGATGCGGTAATACCAGCACCACTCGCCGCTGCCGGCTTTCTGTTGCCACTTGCGCACCTGCAAGCTGCCGGGCTTGATCGCCCACTCGCCGGCGTCGAGCCGCATTTCGGCGAGAATGGTCGCCTCGTCGGGGTCGATTGCTTCGGTGGTGGCAAGGCCGGTGAACTCGGCGACGCCTGTCTCGTGGTTGATGAGGTGGCCGGGTTCCCAGCCGGGCGGCGGCCGGTCCGGGCCGTTACGGTGCGCCGTGAGCCTCGTGAACTCTTCAGCGGCGGACATGCTCACGCCACCTGACCACCGAGCTGTAGCCCATATCGATACCGACAGCTTCGAGGCTGCGCTGAATCATTGCGATGTTGGGGTGGTCGTCGTTGAGCGCTTCGACGATGGCGGCGAGCAGCTCCGGGTCGTTGGCCTCAAGGTCGCGGGCGACAGCGTGGAAGTTGGGTCGCCTACTTGGCACCATTGTCTGTCGAAACTGGTCTGCCTTCGACACGGTGGTGGTCCTCCAGGTGGTCGTCGAGCCGGTGCGCTACCCGGTCGACACGGTCCAGCGTCAGTTTTGAGCGTTCGTCGAGCCGGCCGAGCAGTTGCCGGCTTTCGCCGTGCTGTGCTGTGTTCTCGGCGCGCAGGTTGCGAAGCTGAAGCAACGAAGCGAGGGCGATGCCGCCGAGAGAGAACGCGCCGGTGATGAGAGCGACCCAAACCTGCATGACGGCATGTTAGGCGATGACGTCGTACAGGTCAGGCACGACGTGCTCGGCAAAATCGGCTCGGATGATCGGGCCGTCGAACGTGGCAAGCCAGTTCTCGGTGTTTGAGATCGGGCGGGCTTTGCCGTTCGAGCAGGCCCATACTTTGCCGTTCGTGGTCGATACAACGGTGTGCAGCATGTCTTTGTGGTCCTCGACGTCGGTGATGATGTTTGTTTGTTGAAGGCCGGCGAGAGCTTCGGCCGGGCATTCGGTGTAGGAGAGTGCGCCGTGAGCGACAACGCTGCGCCAGTGGCCCAGGTGATTTTCGTTGGAGAGCTGGCGGGTGAGCCAGTTGAACGAGCGGCGCTGCGCTGGCGTGACAGCGTCACGGCCTTCTCGGTAGTCGCCGATCAGCGCGACGCTGAGCGTGTTGCCGTTCGACAGTTTGACGTCGGGCCGGGTTGCTCGGTTGGCTGCGTTGCGGAACTTGACGCCGCGACCTTCGAGGATGGTGCCGTCAGGGTGCAGCAGGTACGAATAGGGCAGCGACGAGAAGCGGGCAGTCCAGCGGCGGTCCCAGATGACGTTTTCGACACGCTGGGCGTCTTGGGCCGGGAACCTTGACGTTGCGGTGACGGTGTGGTGCACGACGACAGCGGCGGCCGGGCCGGGTTGGCGCACGCTGGTCGGCCACCAGCGGCCACGCTTCGACCATTCCTCGAACCGCACCAGCGGCGCGGGAGGCCGGCCACCGAGCCGAGTCACCGGCCCGTTTTGGTCGGTGGTTCGAGCAGCAGCGCAATGACGGTCGCTGAGAACGCCGTGACCGCTGCGACTTGCTCGGCTGACCAGTTCACGCCGAACGCTGTGATGAGAGCGACAGCAGCAACGATGACGGCCTGGAGCCGGCCAGGATGAGCTCGCAGCCGATTTATCATGACGGGCCGACGTCCTGAATGAGCAGGTACGGGTCGGATGTGCCAGCCGTGCCGACGTTGGCCGAGGTCGCGCCTGCGAGCACTTGTGCCCGAAAATCGACCGTGATGCTGCCTGACCCGGTGAAGTAGCCCGAGACTGTGCAGCCGCAAAAGTCAAGCGAGGTCGAGGGTGCCGGGACAGCGCCTTCGCTGATTCGGCTTGGCGCGTAGATTTTGAGAAAGAGAGCGCCTGCGGCGTTGAACGTGTTTGCGTTGAGCTGGGCAATTGCCAGGTACAGCCTGCCCGTTTCAGCCGTGAAGGTCACCGACACAATGTTTTGCTCGCTTGTGCTCAGCGTCGGCGGTGACGTGTTGCGGTCATAGCCGACGACGCCACGCGGCAGCTCGTTCATTTGTGCTGCTGTCAATGTTTGGCCGGCAACGAAACTCATGCGATCATCCTAGTTTGTTCGTGTCGAGCACACCGCGCTCCGTGTCATCAAGGATGAAGGCGAGGTACACGGATTGCGGGCGTAGCCGGAGCGTGACGGTTGTGTCGGCGGGTGTGGCGTCGATGGTGCGGCCGGCGATGACGACCTCGTCGGTGCGGGAGCTGCCGCCGGTCGGGGTGTAGGTAACGCTGCCGGTGTTCCACCAGCCGACGGTGACATCGAGCAGGCCACGCCACTTCGCCACGTCAGCGTTACGGGATCGCACCATGCTGTCGCTCACCTGCAACGCCGCCGCTGTCATGTCAAACGATTCATCGTATGAGTACCGGTTGACCCACAGCTGCGCCGTTCTGAGCGCCTGGGCGTCATCCACCGACGATGTTTGGTAGGTGCGGTTGCGGGTTCCGTAGCGTTCCTGCGAGGCGGTGTCGTTGTACGTTTGGGCAGTGCCGCCGTTGAGCGCTGTGACGTTCGCAGCGTTCGTGATGAGGTCGACGTGAAAGTCACGCACCAGCGACCGGAAAGGCAGCTGCCCGGTCGGCATCGGATCGAACTCGGTAAACACAAACACGTCGCCGGTGGCGTACACGCCGGCCCGTGCCAGGCCGTCGACGGTAAAGCCAACCCAGGCGTCGTTCGGGAAGTAGGTGCCGGCGTCATCAAGGATCGTCGGAAACGCCACCGTTTGCTCGTTCGGCATGACGCTGTTGTTGATGACGTCGCCAAGGTTGTAGGTCGCCGAGGGCAAGTCGTGCGGCACGTCAGCAGCAGTGTCGTTGAGCTCTTCCCAGTAGGCGCGCATGCTCGACAGGCCAAGCGTCGGAACTTGGCAGCGACCGAACCCTGGGTTGGTCATGTGGTACAGCTGATAGGCCGTGTTGGTGCCGACGAGCGAAAACGTCTGTGTTTCTTGCCGGCCGACGACCTGGAACACGTCGAGGGCGGTGAGAGTGACGGCGCTGTTGCCGTTGCCGTCGTCGGTCATCGCAAAGTCGGTGATGACGCCGTGGAACACGGACACGCTGACGCTGTTGACGGTGGCTTCGAGGAACAGGCCGGAGGTGAGCCAGTCGACGTTGGCGTAGGTGCCGGAGCCGCCGGGCGTGAGCTCGCCGTCAGAGTTGTCGAGGGTGACGGTGGCCTGGCCGGTGCCGAGCTGGCCGGGATCGCATTGCTGGTCGATCGACAGGCCGAGGGTGCGTGAGGCGTGGTCGGTCAGCGACAGCGACGCGCCGCTGTATTTGCCGACGTTGACGGCCCACGTCGTGTTCTGTGCCATCAGTACCGGGCCGACCCGACCGGGACCGGGATCGCTCCACGCCGGCGAACGTAATCCTGGAGCGCTCGCACGACGTCGTCGCCGTTACCGGTCGGCACGTTCACGGTGATGTTGAACGTGTCGCCGCCGCCGCCACCCATCATGCCGAGCCGGTTGTTGTTCATGATGGTGCCCGAGCCGGACGGCACGAACAACTCGGGGCCGGATTCGCCGACGATGTACGGGGCGCTGCCGATGCTGACCGGGCCGCCGGCTGCACGGCCGAAGATGAAGTCAGCAGCTGCGCCGAAGATGCCGCCGCCAGGCAGCAGCGAGCTCACAGCGTCGATCAGTGCGCCAGGCGCTGCTCGAATGCCTCGCACGATTGCGTCGACCAGGTCCTCGCCGAGATTGCGTGCGGTTCTGGCGATAAAGCTGCCGAGGTCCCACAGCAGGCCGCCCATTGCGATGAGCACGTCGGGCGCAACGTCAATGATCCAGTCGACGAGGGCACGCGCCCAGCTCGCAATGTTGCCAGCAAGCAGCGGTAGGCCGACCATCGTGATCCAGGTGCCGATCCGCACGAGCAGGTTGCCGAGCTCGCGCAGCAGCGGCGGGATCAGCGGCCCGACCCACTCAAGGAACGCCTGCGCCCATTCGGCCAGCTTGGTGACGATCATGTTGATGCCGGGACCAACGAACCATTCAGCGAATTGTGCGATGAGCTCGCCGAGCTTGTTGATGAACGGCGGGATGAGCGGGCCGATCCAGTCGATGAACGCTTGTGCCCATTGGCCGAGTTTGTCGATGATGACGGGCAGGGCGTCGTTGATGAACCAGCTGCCGAACCTGAGCAGCAGGTTGCCGAGGGCGGCCAGGAACGGCGGCCCGACCTGCCTGATCCAGTCCACGAAGCCTCGTGCCCAAACGCCGAGCTGCATGCGGATCATCGGCCAGGCGTCTTTGATGCGTTGCGAAACGTTCGAGATGACGCCGCCCAGGCCGTCGTCCTCGAACACTTCGAT